TCCAGTCCTAATTTTACATAGACGTAGAAAACTTTCTCCGTTATGCCCCGTTGGAAACATCAAGATGAGATTTTGCTTCTAAAGTTTCATATAACTTCTTAATAAAGTAACCTTTTGCTTTAGTTCTATTAGAATGATTAGTTTTGCCTCTGAGAACTTCATCTAGTGTGATTACAGGCATGTACTCTATTTCGTTTAAGAATTTTAGTTCACTATTTTCGGAAGGTGTTTCAATTACTCTCTTAGTAATTAGATCATCTGGGTTAATAGGTTGTCCAATGTCGACTTTTCCATTTATGAACGTAAGTTCAATATTGAAAAGTTTCTTCATTCGATCTCCTAACTCCATTTGATCTGCTACTAAGTCGTAAAAGATTCGGGTTATGGCTAAGTCAGTTGGCATACGAATATTTAAAATCTTGGCAAGGGACCTAAATTGCTCTTTCTGGATGCCGAATCCGGCTTCAGAAAGTTCAATTTGGCTTTGCACTAGAAGTTGATATCGTGCTTTAAATAAATCATTTAGAGTAACCTTGTTAACCTCTTCTCCTGAGGAAAGTACGGCCTGCAAAACAGGTCCACCTACTAGTGAGTTAATGTGTAAGGCCCACAATAACATTTTAGATCTTTTAAGAGATTTATCTCCTAAGAAATCCATTATGTTAGCCACGGTCAAATGGGTAATAGGTTCAAGTAAGTTGTGTTTAGCTAGGAAATTAAACATTTCTGGGATTTCCCAGATAGTTTTAGTTTCAATGATTAAACCTGGTGAGATACCTGTAATCTCAATCCCTTTCTTACATATTCTCTTAGCAAATTCTGCATTACAAGGTCCCGTTAGGGATCTTGGGATGAAAGATTTGCTGAGATTTATAGGTATTTTAAGGACCTTTGTTATTATTCGGTAATACTCTTCCGCAACGAACTGATCCCAGATAGCTATATCATCACCGATAATAGAGTAATTTTCAAACCAATTATCGTTTCCGAAGGTCCACCAAATATATTGTATTAAACAGTGATGGCAGAGAGCAAATAAGGGCCATGAAACCCATAGTCCCATAGGTTGGCCTTCAGCATACTTTATTTCCTTTCCTTTAAATGTTACTGTAATGTCTTCAATAATTTTAAACCATAATTTTGCAGATGTATTACACATGTGGAAAAGTAAATCAAAGAGAAATAGTCGTGACCATAGGTCAGTTGCAGCAGTCATGTCGAAAGACCAGACTGGTTTAACTTTTGCTATAGCCATAACTCTTTCAAATTGAGTTTCTTGCCTATGTGTTCCATCTTGTGGAATTAGTTTTAAAATTGACATTATAGTAGCATGGATCGGTTTAAAGCTTTGTTGGAGCCAATAATTTCCTATGGCTACTATTCTAGTTTTAGGCCCTTTATCTCTAAGGTTTACAATTTTCACATGACTATTAAGAAGTATATCTTCTTGGTTGTACTCTTTCATATCTAAGTCTGTAGTTCTATCTTTATAAAGATTTCTTGTTTTATCGAACAAACTTTTGAATCCCTTTTGAAGGTATTCTCCAAGTTCTGTTATATAATAATAAAGATCACCTTTAAAAGATAATGACTGCATTCCTATATTTGAAATAGCACTCCCTGATATACCACTCTTAGTAGTGTAGTGCATTTTGAAACCTCTGGATTTGCTTTCTTCCATATACTTAATATAATTACTTTTAGTGAAACTTCCAAAATGAGAAGTTGATAAGAATCTTATTATATTATTACGGAATGTTTTATAGCCTTCTGTACCCCCCGTGTGATTCACTAGTGTACTTATATCAGAAGAAGGATCAACAGTAAGAGACTCAAATGATCTCAATAAAGTTAGTACCATTCTTACTTGATTAACAGTTCCTTTCTTGATAGCTAGTTTTATAATTCTTAAATGGGAAATGAATCCATCTGCATCTCTTTTATAAAATTTCTGAGTCAAGGGTAAACATTTATAGTCATCCACCGCATAACGCGTTGCTTCACTATAAATAGCCTTTTCCTTAATGGCAT